TAACAGTAGCGAGTGGTGGAGAAATCATGGGTCCTGGAACACCAACCAGTGATTCTATTCCAGCTATGTTAAGTGATGGTGAGTTTGTTATGAATGCTCGTGCAGTGCGCGGTGCAGGGGGTGGCGATAGAAAAGATGGTGCTAAAAAAATGTACGCTATGATGCGTGATTTTGAGCGGAGGGCATAATGGCTACTGAAGAAATTATCCAAAGAGAAGCCCCCGAAATTGAAGCCTATAAACTTGGGCTTATGTCCCAAGCTAAAGCCTTAACCAGTGCGCCTCCTACTGGTGGGTTGCCAGCTATACAATCAGCTGGGGCAGACCCTTTACAAACACAAGCAAGCAATCTTGCACAGGCTGGTATTGGTACATACCAGCCACAATTAGCGGCGGCTCAACAGGCTTTTACAAGTGGTATTGGTAGTCTTGCTGGTTCACAGGGCATGTTTGACCCTAGCCAACAAGTAGGCCAGTTTATGAACCCTTACCAACAGGCATTGCAAAATGAAATTACTCGTGCTTACGATATACAAAGAAATCAAGCGGCAGGGCAAGCAACTCAAGCGGGTGCTTTTGGAGGTAGTAGACAAGCTATCCAGCAAGCTGAAATCGGTCGTAATGAAGCTTCGGCGTTAGCTAAAGCACAAGCTGATAATTACTTACAAGCACAACAAGCCGCGATGGGCGCATTTGAAGCACAGCAAGGTAGGGCTTTGCAAGGCGCACAACAATTAGGTCAGTTTGGAGTGCAACAAGCCGCACTAGGTGAGCTTGGTAGTAATTTAGGTAGAGCAGATGTACAATCATTGCAGGGCATGGGTGCAATGAACCGTGATATAGCTCAGCAACAGCTAGAAGCACAACGACAAACAGATATGCAAACTGCTTACGAACCTTATCAACGGCTTGGTTTTTACAGTGATATATTGCGTGGCGCACCAACTACGCAATCTACTATTACTGCTTCAAGTGCCGCTAACCCTAGCTTACTTAATCAAATAGTAGGTGGCGCGGCATCAGGACTTGGTTTATATGGTGCGGCAAATAAGACGGGGCTTATATAATGTATGATCGTGTATTGCAGAGACGTATGTTTGCAAATGGTGGGATGGCTAATGCTCAACCACCTATGATGCAACCGCCTATGGCACAACCGCCTACTTCAGTTGGGACAGGTATTACTTCTGGTTTAGTTGATCCTGCACAAGAGCAAATGGCCGCTGAACAAGGGTTTGCGGCGATGGCTGGTGGGATGCAAGATATGCTAGGCCAAATAGATGCCGCTGAAAGTACAGAAGAAACGATTAATGCTTTGCGCGGCAATGAAGCTAGCCTTGAAGACCGTTATTCAGAATTAGCTGAGTTGGTAGGTAATGCAGATGCAAAGAAAACCCCTGAATCAGTTTTAGCTTTAGTACAGCCTACCTTTACAATGATGGATATGGTTCAGCAAGAAAGCCCCGCTGGTGGTATAGCTGATGCAATGCCAACGGCAGGGGGTGGACTTCTCACCGGAAATATAGACATGGCCTCACCTGTCCAAGCTCCGGGAATGGGTGAGGCTGTTACACGAATCAATGCTGGTGAACAACCTGTTATGCGTAATATGGGTTCTTCTCCTTATGGTGAAAACCCTTTGTTAAGTAGGCCAAACATCCGCATCCCCGCTAATGTTACCCTTAATAGGCAACCAATAACCATGACTCTGCCTAATCTTGGGGCTACCCAATTACCTAGCCAAGCAACTTTAGATCAAGATAAAGTTAGGGGTTATGCTGGTGATTATATGGGTATGATGCGGCCTTATCTAGATCAGATGACAGGTGGGGCTGGTCCTGGAATAGATAAACGTATGGAATTGCTTGCTCCTTATCTACCCAAACAAAAAACTTCTGCTGAAATAATGGGTGAGTATGATGAGTTACTTGGCACAGATAGTATGGATGATGCTCAAACTCAAGCCTATTTAGCTCTTGTACAAGCTGGTCAAAGTATAGCGGGTTCTGACAAAACATTGTTAGGCGCGGCAATTGATGCCGCTGGAGAAGCCGCCCCAACTCTTAGCAAGATAGCCGCTAAAAAATCTGCTGATGATCGGGCAAGTAAATTAGCCGCTAGGCAGGAAAGTGTTTCTCGTGAAGATGCAATTAGGTCAGCACAATTAGGTGTAGCCCAAACAGCTATTTCTGATGCCGCAAGAGCTAGTGGTACATTAGAAGGGGCAATACTGAACTCACAAAGAGCCGCTGTAGAGTATGGGTTAAAATTAGAAGGTGATGCTGTAAAAGCTGTTAATGAAACAGCCGTTAGAAACTGGTCAGCTAATAATCAATATGGTGTAACATCTACCGAAACATGGGGTAAGTACGACCCTGCAACTAAGAAAACCGACATTATTGGTGTAAGGCGTACAGCAGAGGGCGTGAAATATATTAAAGATGGTAAGTATGTACCTGTTCCAGAAGGTTACTCACCTTATAGTAAAGATGCGTTTGCGGCTAAACATGGTACAGGAGAAATTAACTTCTCAGGTGCTAAAAAAGTAAACCTACTTATTCCTGATACTTCTACCACAGCGGCTGATGGCACAGTGACTCCTGCAAGAGGTTCAAAAAGTGGTTATAACCAATTTGCTGGTTTCTTTGTTACAAAAGGCAATGATGCAGGAAGTTATTGGTACTCACCAACAGGAGACCCTAAAGATGCAATTTTAGCTCCTCCAGGATTTATTGAAGGCCAAGAAAAAGATGTTTTACAAGTAGCAGAAAAAGATGCAGTTGGTCGTGTATTTGTAACAGTAAAAGCTGGTCCTCGTGCAGGGGAAACATTCCTTTCTTCAATAGAGGGTACAGGTCCTATTCCAGGAGCGGCGTATACATTAGAACCAGCTAAACGTGATGATAATAATGCGTTAATATCTGGCAACCCTCTTGTTACGACTATGCCTAATCCAGGAGTTAGCTATGCTAGAATGACTAATACTATGGTTAATAAAAACCAAGAAAAAGTCGTGGTTCTTAGCCAAGCCTTACAAGCGGCTAATGAAGTTCTACCTATTATTGGTGATGCAGTTGGTCCATTAAATACTGTTAAAGCATGGACTTCTAATATTGTTGGTTCAGTTGCTCCTGATTCTTGGGATGGCATGGTAGAATTTGCCGCTACAAAACGTGGTAGACAACGTATGAGTTTGTTTTCTAGAAACCTTGCTCGCGCATTGTCACTTTCTGATAGATATGCTGTTAAGGAACAAGAACTTATTGCAGAACTAAACGAAAATCCTGAAGGTTTTTGGAAAAACCCAGATATGTCTACAGTGCGTTTCCAAGAACTTATGCGTATTTTACAAAATGAGCTATCATTTAGCCGTGGTGTGTTAAGCGACGAAACTGAAATTCCTTTGTTGAATACTATTCCAACAGGTTCTAAAAACGATCCTCTTATGTTTAGTGCTCCAGGACAATTTGATTACTTAGCAATTAGTGCCGCAAATGCTGGTGGTATAGATAAATTAAAAGGTACATTCTTACGCATGTCAGGTGATGAAGCTCGGGCTAGGGGTATTTCAGTAGGTGCAAACCAGCCGTATATTGACCTTGAAATCGGCGTAGATATTAATTTCTAGGAGATAATAATGGCACAACCAATAAAAATTTCTCCTCCTACAGCGGCAGAAACAGAAGGGTATATTAACAGAGGTTTTTATGTAAATCCTGTAGATCCGCGTTCCGGTAGTGTAGATCCAGGAACAACCCCTGACCAAGCCCCCTTTATGGCTTCTGCGCCTATTGAGCCAAGCCGCGTGACTGGTAAACGTGACGAGGGTGTTCCTGAAGATTACTCTGGTTTAGATCTAGGTTATCTTGGCGATTTTGCCCGTGGTGCAAATGACTTAATCCTTGCTATCCCCGATATGGCTATTAATGCTGTAGCTGAAGGTTTAGAAGCCGCTGGGATTGTTGAACCTAATACTGTGGATAGAAGATATTTAGCACGAATATTTAACAGTTCTGATTTTGAAAGCCAGAAAGTTATTATCCCTTACTTATTGCATTATGGCACAGGGGCTTTTGCTGGTCAATCTGAATCAGAAGGTGCGGGTAGTGCAATAGCTCGTGGTACAGGGCAAGCAGCAGTCGCCTCGTTACCTATTGTTGGTATGGAATTAAAAGCCGCACAAATGGCAGGGGCGGCTCCTGCGGCATTATCTGCTGATGCTGGTTTAGGAACTCGGATAGCGGATACCCTTGTAGCCCCATTTAGGTCTAGTCCTGGAACGGCTACTGCTATTGAAACAACCCTTAGTGGGGCTAGTGGCGCGGGTGCAGTTGCAGAACAAGAAATATTTGGCACAAATACAGGGATAGGTGCTTTAGCTCCATTAGCCCCCGCTGGTTTGATTTATGGTGGGTTAAAAGTAGCGCAAGGTCCATTAGGGCGAGGGTTTAGTTTTATTAAAAATAAAGTCACAGGTATAAAAGATGATGTGGATATTGCTAAAGGTGGTGATCCTGCCGCTGGAGCTAAAGGTGAAGCCGCAACAGCTGAGCTTTCTGCAGATTTAAAAGCCGCCGCTAGTACCCCAGAAGCACAATCAAATATAGCAAGAGCTTCAGAAATAGAAGCTACCCTTGGTGGGTATGCAGATGAGCCTATTGCGCTCAGTCCAGCTGAAACAACAATGGATATGCCCTTGTTAGTTACCCAAACTAAAATTGAAGGTGGTGGCACAGCTGATTTTACTCGTGCAAATAATGCTCGTAAAAATAATGTATTAACAGCGGTACAACGGTTTATAGATGGGAAACTTACTGGAAGTCCCGTGGACGATGCTCCATTATTCATTGTTGATGAAGCAACAGGAGCATATACAAAAACTATTGGTGTGCTAGATGATGAAGCACAAACTATTGCTAACCAGTGGGAGATGGTTACGAATGCAGAAACAGGTGTGTATCCTGCATTAGGTAGCCGCGCAGAAGTTGGTGCTTCTATACGGGATACTATTGTTAAAGCTCAAACTGCCGCAAAAGCAAGTGCAGATGAAGTGGCTAAAAAGCTAGGGGTAAATAAAGATGACCCCCTTGCTGGCCGCGATGCTACAGCAGAAGCCCAAAATGCAGTCCGTTCAGCATTAACAAGTGGTGCTGGTGATGAAGCAATAAGTTACAAAGGATTACCTGGATTAGTAAAAGAATTTATTGAGTTTAAATTTAAAGATGGGCAGATATCTTTCCAAGATTGGAAAAGGTTCCGTGATCAAGTTAGCCAAGGTATAGGTAAAGCTATCAGCCAAGGTGCTAGCCAAGATTTACGGTCACTTGCTATCCTTGGTGAAAACCTTGATAAAATGGGTGTAGCATTTGGTAAAACTAATAAAAACTTTGAAGACTTCCGTGCATATTACGAAGCTAATGTAATCTTACCTTTTGAAAAAAGTGGTGTTGTTCGGGTTACTTCTAAAGGTAGTGGTGGTTCAAAAGAAGCTCCCTCATATTGGTTGTCAGATGAACAAGTAGCTTCGTCATTTTTAGAAGATACAAATATGGCTCGCCAGTACATGAGTTTATTTGCTGATGACCCTGCACAAATGCGTAATATTAAAAGTGTTGTATTAGATAAACTCAGGGCAGTAGCAGACCCTAACAGAAAAGGTGTGTTTAATCCTGATGCGGTAAATACTTACTTAAACAAAAATAGAGAAGTATTAACAGAGCTCGGTTTATTTGATGATCTTACTAATACCACTACTATGCTAGATGATATGGTTGCGCGGCAAGCTGAGTTAGTTGCTAGGCGCAGAGTAGTAGATGGAAATATGCTAAATAAAATGATTGCTCGTTCTTTGAACAGCGATAGCCCGAATAAATTATTTGATGAAGCTATAAATAACCCAGCAAAAATGCGTGAGTTAAAAGCCGCCACTACTAAAGGTAATGATGATATATCTGCAGAAGATGCGGGTCATGCTTTCCGTGCGGCAGTTACAGAACGTATGTTGGCTAAAGCCCCTGATGTTATGTCAGACCCTGCTAAATTTAAAGAATGGATGGTTAAAAATGAAGAGGTATTAAATGCCGCTTTTGATAAAAGCCATATTGATAATATGTACCTTATTGCAGATGCAACTGAGCGTATTTTAGCAACAGGGATTAGAGGCGGTCAGGGTGTAACTGATTCAGATATTATTAGTAAATTTACAGGGATGTTAGGAACTACCCCAGCGGGTATTTCTAACCGCTTTATTGCTGTGCAAGAGGGGCGTCTTGGTTCTAAAGCTATGGTTGGCTATATTGTCAGCCGAGCAATCAGGCAACAATCAAGTGCTCGTTCAGAGGCTTTGTTTAGAGAATCTATGTTTGACCCTAAGATTGCTAAATTACTAGCTTCAGAAGGTGGGGATGATGTAGCTGAGTTTGGTGCGAGTGAGCCAGCTAAACGAGCAATGAATGCGTATTTATTTAATCTTGGAATCAGCTATGGTGATGGGGTTACAGGTGAGGGTGATAAACGAACATATGAGTTTACACCTAATATCACAACACAACCTGTAACAGAAACCCCTCCACCAGTACAGCCAGAACCAGAACCAGTGCGTCCTTTCCAGTTTGCACCAACTCCTAAAATACAACCAGCTCCCGCCCCTACTCAAACATCGCAAGTAGGTATTGAAACATTGTTCCCTAATGATCCAACCTCTATAGCAATAGCAAAACGTAGGGGTGCTGGTCAGGGAGCAATGAGAACAGTTTAATGGAACCTATATCCACAGCTTTGGCTGGTATAGCACTCTTTAAAAGTGCCGTAGATGGCATTAAAGGTGCTATAAGCACAGCTAATGATGTAAGCGATATAGCTGGCTTTATAGATAACCTTTTTGAAGGTGAGAAACAGGTACAGCAGAAACGTAACCAAAAATCAGGAATAACCGTTGGTGATCAATTTGGTATTAAAAACGTAGCTTCTGAGATTATCGATGCCAAACTTGCTAAAGAACAAATGTATGAAATTTCTCAAATGGTTGATTTACGTTTTGGTAATGGGACGTGGAAATCTATTGTAGAAGAACGTGCTAGGCGTATACAGGCTGCTAAAGAAGCCGCCGCTGAAGCTAAACGTAAGAAAATACAAGAAGCCAGAGAGTTTGAAGAAAACCTAAAACAATTTTTTATAATTGCCAGTGCCGTTGTAGCGGCGGCAGTGTTTTTTATTATAATGATGGTTATGATAGCAAGAGCAGAAACACAATTTGTAGAATGTCGTCTTGAAGAGTATGAAAAAGTAGATAAAGAATGGCATTGTTATTATTTAGGAGCTAACAAAACCCGCACTTCTATGGTCATTAGTGAGTTTTGTCCCAGAACTTATATGTGTGAGTATGACCCTAACTCAAAAAGTAAAATAACTAAATTTAGATAATCCATTCTCTATACCCCTCAGCTAACACACGGCTACTAATATCAATTTTATCCCGTAAAGCGCGGATAACTTTTTCATCTACAGTTTTTTCAGCTATGATATCTATGTACGTTACTTTATTTGTTTGCCCAATGCGGTGAGCTCTATCTTCACTTTGTAACCTAACTTCAAGGTCATAACCATTACTATAATATATAACTGTTTTAGCTTCTGTAAGAGTCAGCCCATAACCTCCTGTGCGGGGTTGTCCTACAAAAAACCGTAAAGGGTTAGCGGGGTCTTGGAATCTTTCAACAATAAGCTGGCGTTCCTCTGCTGGAGTAGCACCATAGAATAATTCTACACTGTCTTCACCATATTCTTTTGCAAGGGCTTTTTGTATAAGCTCAAGGTCATGCGTAAAGTTACCCCAAATAATAACCTTACCATCAGTTTCTTCAAGAGCAGACATTAGTTCATTGAGCTTATTTGTTGGGACTTCAACCATTCGTCCATCTTCTAATTTAGCAAAGCCAGAACAAACTTGTTGCAACCTAAGTATTTGTGTAAGGACAGTAGGCGCAGAAATTAACCCGCCATCTTCACCTTCTACAATAGCAAGAGCCATACTTTTCATTTGTTCGTATAACTTTTTTTGCTCAGGTGTGAGCTCTACTGTTCTACGAGTGTAAACTTTATCAGGCAGGTCTAAACAATCTTCCTTACGAACACGATAACTAAATGGCTCGATAATACCATTTAACTCATCAAGGTTTTGATAGCCTACAATCTGGTTAAAACTATGCGCTCCCATTGTACGGCGCATCATTTTAGCATACCTGTTTTGGAATGTCCAGAAACTGCCTTGCCCTAATACATAATGTTCTAAAAACTCACATTGGGTAAATAAATCTAAAGGTGATTTAGTAACAGGTGATCCTGTAAGTATCCTACGGTAAGGCGCATTTTTACCCAACTTAATCAAGTTTTTAGTACGTTGAGCAGTACGGCTTTTAATCGTAGTGCTTTCATCTACTGCAAGCATTGTTCTGTGGGTAAACAGGAATTTATCAGCTTCCTCTAAACCACGTTTCGTACTTAATGCTTCTACATTCATAAGGAATATTTGTAAGTCTTCCGTGACTTCTTTTAAGGTATCTAACTCTTTTTTCTTTTTCTGAGTTTGCTCAGGTGACCACGAAACAATATTCATTTTTATATGGTCGGGCATATGTGTGGGCAACTCTTTGCGTTCCCAATTTCTATACACACCTTTAGGCGCAATAATCAAGGCACTATCTATTTCACCTTTATCATACAACATTGCTATTGTATCAATAAGGACTTTAGATTTGCCCGTACCCATATCCATAAATAAAGCATAATAGGGTTTATCCCATGAACGCTTTAATGCCTCAAGCTGATGCTCGTAGGGCTTAAACTTAAATTTGTACCTCATTCTTTCCTCTTTCTACTGGAAGTGTATTATTCTACAAAGCCCTACTTAATATGACAAGTACAGTTTTATCGGCCTACTTTGCTATATAGGGGTGAAAAACAAATTGCGATGAATTAAAATTTCAACATTTTCCGATATCATCTTTCCACTATACAAACTTTGTCTGTCCGCGCGACCACTTTTGAAAAAACTTTTGTTTACATACAATACGTTTTAGCCCCTACTTAGCAAAGTTGCGTATAGCGGATATATTTAATTATTTGCTGAGCAAACTAGACAAGCATATTACAGGGATATATGTTATACCTTTAGAATAACTACAAACCATGTGCAGAAAGGCATGTTTTATGACTGTATTTATAACACAAGAAATGCGAGGCCGTGACATTACTGATGCCACCAGCTTCGGTGATATAGAAATACTACTTCCAGCAGGTGAGCAAGCCAGCTATTCTACCCAGCCCACTATAAGGCGTATGGGTAGGAAGCTCAGTAAGTTCACAGATGATGATTACTTGTTATTAGCAGGAGACCCAGCGGCTATCGCACTTGCGGCGGCTATGGCATCCCGCGCAAATAGCGGTAAATTCAAAATGCTGAAGTGGGATAGGCAAGAGGGTAAATACTTCCCACTTGCCGCAGACCTTAATTACCGTCCAGGAGGTACAGATGGCTGATTTTGAAAGTGCGGCTAAAAAGCTGAGCACAGTAAACGAAACTGGCTTGAGCCAAGTCAGTAAACTTGCACATATCCAACTCAGCTTGGAAGAGCGGGTGACACAGCTTGAAGGTGAGCTAAAGCAAGCAAAGACTGATCTTAGAGCAGTGGCAGAAGACCAATTACCAGCGGCAATGGCTGAGCATAATATTTCAAAACTGGAGTTGGAAGATGGTTCTAGTATTAGCGTGAGCAAATACTACAGTGCTTCTATACCTAAAGATAGGGCAGAGGAAGCATATGACTGGCTTGTAGATAATAACTTTGGTGACCTGATTAAAAACCAAGTGGCAACTAATTTTGTCCGTGGTCAGGAAACACAAGCTGAAGAATTTGCAAGTGAGTTAGCTGATCGTGGCATGGCTGTAAATACTAAAAAGTGGGTAGAGCCAATGACACTAAAAGCATTTGTAAAAGACCAAACTGAACAAGGGCAAAATATCCCACAAGAATTGTTTGGTTTGTATATCGGTGAAAAATCTAAAATCATGAAGAGGAAATAGTCATGGCTGAAGCAAAGAAAGAAGTTGTTGTTAAAGAAAACAACGCTCCAGTAGTTTATGCTGGTTTTGAAAAGTTTGGGAATAAAGGTTTTAAGGAAGTTACGGCTGAAGACCTTTCTATTCCTTTTCTGCGTGTATTAGCACAATTGAGTCCACAGGTTAATAAACGTGACGGTGCTTATGTAGAAGGTGCTGAAGCAGGAATGCTGTTTAATACAGTGCTTAATGAAGTTTACGATGGTGAGCAGGGTGTTGAAGTTATCCCGTGCCATTACAACCGCCGTTACGTTGAATGGAAACCACGCGAACAAGGTGGTGGGTATGTTAAATCATACGAAACTACTGACCCTATTGTAAATACAATCATCCGCAATGAAGTAGGCCAAGATGTATTGCCTAATGGCAATCTGCTCGCAAATACCGCGCAATTCTTTGTTTTGTTATTGCACCCAACAATGGGAGCGCAACGTGCTTTAATAACTATGTCATCAACACAGCTTAAGAAAGCTCGTAAGTGGATGACCCAAGCACAATCGCTAACTGCTCAAGGTGATGATGGTGTATTCGTTCTACCATTGATGTCACAGGTCTACAAAGTAGGCACTGTGCAAGAACAAAACGATAAAGGCACATGGTTCGGGTTTGATGTAACTAGGGTTCGTAGCCTTGACCTTGAAAACAAGGAAGATGAGTACTTGTTTAATACTGCCTTGCAGTTTGAAGAATCCATCCAAGCGGGTGAGGTAGAAGTCAAAGAAGATAAATCCGCTAATACTGCTAAAGAAAAAGGTGATGCGCCAGACGACGATATCCCTTTCTAGTTCAACCGCAGGGGTTGATCGCCCTGTAGTTGCGGGGAGTAGGGTTTAATTGGCGACCAAGCCTTTCTTTACCTTACTCCCCACCCTATTTAGCAGGAGGTAGATTATGTCTACAGCACAAAAATTTTATGATTTATTTAAGGGTAGCGATATAGCCCACGGTACTTATGTCGTTAACTCCAGCCGTTCTAGCGATGGCAAAAAGCAAGGTCAGGCTAAAGTTATACGCGAGCCAACCACCCTTGCTATGTGGGAAGAACATCTAAAAGGAGGCACAGGGGTAGGTATTATTCCTATCCGCAGTGATAACCTTTGCCAGTGGGGTGCAATTGATATTGATGAATACGATGTCAGCCATAAAGAACTGGTTACTGTTTTAAGGGAAAACAAAATCCCCGCTGTAGTAGGTAGGACTAAATCAGGGGGAGCGCATGTTTGGATGTTTCTTACTGAGCCTGTAGAAGCAGAAGAAATGCAGAGGCGCATGACAGAATTAAGCGCGGCACTTGGCTATTCGGGCAGTGAGATTTTCCCCAAGCAAACAACTATTTTGATTGATCGTGGTGATACAGGCAACTTTTTAAATATGCCATATCATAATGGTGATAATTCTACACGGTATGGTTTTGATGATAATGCAGAGGCTTTGGGTACAGAAGCCTTTTTAGAATACGCTCAACAATTTGTTATAGCTCCTGCTAAATTCCGTAAACTGAATATGAGTTTTGGTACAAAAGAAGGTGTTTTAAAAGAAGGACCTCCATGCCTACAGCACTTATGCAGTAAAGGATTTGGCGAAGGTTCACGCAACAATGCCCTTTTCAATCTTGGTGTATATGCACGAATGTTTGATGAAGAAAATTGGGAAGTGTTAGTCCAACGATACAACATGGATTACTTACACCCGCCCCTCAGCCATAATGAGGTAGGTGTGGTTATTCGCCAACTTAAAAAGAAAGATTACTTTTACAAATGTGAAGACCAACCAATAAAACCTTTCTGCGATAAAGAAATATGTAAGGGCAGGAAGTACGGTGTTGGACCAACAGGTGTTGGCAATGATATGTCAAGCCTTACTAAAATTGATGGTGATCCACCTATCTGGATTCTTGATGTAGATGGTGAACGGCTAGAGCTTTCTACTAATGGTTTGACTAGCCAAGCCCAATTCCAAAAGGAATGTGTAGCCCAGATAAATAAATTCCCTGTAGTTGTAAACCAAAGAGCATGGCAGACGCGGATACAAATGTTACTGGATAATTTAACTATTGTGGAAGTGCCACCAGATGCCACTATCAAGGGAGAGTTTGAAGACCTACTCCATGCTTTTTGTTGTGAACGTGCCAAAGGTGAAGAGCGCGAAGATATACTGCAAGGTGTAGCTGTTTGGGTAGAAGGTAGGGTTTACTTCCAAGTAAAAGATATCAAAAAACACTTGTCCGTAAACGACTTTACACATTACAGTTCTAATAAGATCACATTGCGGTTACAGAATGTACAAGCAGAAAAGATGTTCTGGCGTGTGAGAAATAAAGGTGTGCATGTTTGGTCATTACCTCAGGAGTTTTTCCAAGGGGATGATACTGATATACCGTTGCCAGAGTTACCAGTTGCTGAGGGAATTATTTAGTGCAGATTGTACTCGGACCTCCAGGAACAGGTAAAACAACTAAGCTCTTAAACTTAGTTGAACAATACATGCAGTCAGGGGTTCCACCAGACCGCATCGGGTACTTTGCGTTTACCCGCAGGGCGGCGACCGAAGCCATAGACCGCGCTTGTGAAAAGTTCAACCTAAGTAAAAAAGAGTTACCGTATTTTCGTACTTTACATAGCCTCGGATTTTTAATGTCAGGGCTGACCCATTCTCAAGTAATGACACCTGAAAAATACCAAGAGGTTGCTGATTGGTTAAAGATTGGCAAGTTCTACGGTGGGGGAACAGTTGACCAAGGACCATATAAAGATTTCGGTTATGGTGATAAATTTCTTGAAATTATAAATGTATCCCGTATTCTGCGCCAACCATTACGCCAAGTTTACAATGAAAGCATTGTCCCCTTAAAAACAGATTGGGCAAGAGTAGAATACGTTAGCCGAGGATTACAGCATTGGAAAAAAGCATACGGCTTACAAGATTATGCTGGGATGTTAGAAACTTTTGTTGACCAAGAATTATGCCCACGATTAGAAGTAGTTTTTATTGATGAGGCACAAGATTTATCTCCCATCCAATGGGAGATGGTAAGGTTACTAGAGCAAAACAGCCAGATATGCTATGTAGCGGGAGATGATGATCAAGCCATTTTCCGTTATGCTGGCGCAGATGTAGACCATTTTGTAGGACTCCAAGGGGAAGTTACCCTCTTGAACAAGTCCTACCGCATTCCCTCCTTGCACCATGCACTCAGCCACAAAGTTATAAAACGCATTGTAGGAAGGCGGGATAAATTCTTTGAACCCAAAGAGGGTGAGGGTAGTGTCTTGTGGCATAGGCATTCTGAAGAAGTTGACCTTAGTACAGGTGATTGGTTACTACTGAGCCGTACTACTCGGGGAGCGCAACAAATAGAGGAAGAAGTACGCCGCCGAGGACATTTATATATTTATAATGGTTCAACCAGTATAGACAGTAAAGTATTAGAAGCAGTAAGGTTTTGGGAACATTTGCGCGAGGGCAATCGTTTAAATGCTGAACAAGTCAGGTTAGTCTACAAACATATGCTTTTGAATACACAAGTAGCCTACGGATTTAAAACTATGCCGAATGGCGATGATTCTACTTTTTATAGTTTAGAAGAATTACAGCAAGATCACGGGTTATTGCACAGTCAACCTTGGGATATAGGGTTAGGCAAAATAAATGAACGCGATCGCACTTATATAAAGGCTTGCTTGCGAAAAGGCGAAAGCCTTACGACAACCCCACGGTTACGAATATCCACTATTCATTCTGCTAAAGGAGCTCAGGCAACAAATGTAATGTTGTTAACTGATACTATGCGTAGACCATATAGTATGTGGCGTAAAATAGATAACCAAGCAGAAGATGAAGCACGAGTATTTTATGTAGGGTTGACCCGAGCTACAGATAATTTACATTTGATTCATCCTATGTTTAGTCAAGGGTACGGTTTACCTAGCTGAAAACAAAAGAGTTATCATTTGTTATGGCTTGGGGCATTGTTAGGTTGCTGGTAACAAACAGAAAGGAGCTACCATGCAAGTGAAATACTTTAACAAAGCGTCTCTGTTAGATGCGAACAATGAAGCTATATTATCTGAGCGTAACCGTTCTATATATAATGAAAGCATTGTTGATATTGCAGATGACACCCTATTCCCCATCGTTTTTAGTATGCCACATAACGATGTGGAAATGCGGGTTGAACTTATGCTTGACCCCACAACAAAGGTTTGGTTAGATATGCCTTTTGAAGCATATGAAGCCTTACCTTCAGTAGATTACCCAACACAGTAATACTCTAGAAAGGAGTAATGTATAATGGCACATTTAGTTGAGACTATGGCGTATGCAGGACAAGTCCCTTGGCACGGTTTAGGAACCGCTGTTGATGGTAATATGTCACCCCAAGAAATGTTGGTTGCGGCTGGCATTGATTGGACAGTTAGTAAGCGTCCTGCTTATACAGTTGATAAACCTAACTGTTGGAATATTATCGACCCAACTGGTGAGGCTGGTTTTATCCGCGCACCAGATGCACATTTCCTTGTGCGGGATAGCGATAACAAAGTGCTTTCGCATTGTGGTGATGGTTATGTACCTTTCCAAAATGCTGAAGTTATGGACTTCTTTAAAAAGTTTACCGATGCTGGTCAGATGACCATGGAAACAGCGGGTAGCTTGAAAGAAGGTAAAGATATATGGGGGTTGGCAAAGCTAACTGATAAGTTCAGCCTTGGTGGTGATGATGAAGTTAAGGGTTATTTGCTTTTGAATAACAGCCACCAAGTAGGCAAAGCGATGACTATTATGTTCACCCCTATCCGTGTTGTGTGTAACAATACTCTTACACAGGCTATGAGCATGGAGGGCAACCGCTTCCGTGTACTACATCTGCAAATGTTCGATGAAGAAATACAGAAGGCCGCTGAAGAGGCTTTAGGTATTAGTGGTCAGCAAATGACCAAGTTCAAAGAGCAGTCTGAGTTCTTAGCAAAGAAACGTGCAAAAGAGTTTGATGTTGATAACTTTATTGCAGAGTTGTTCCAACCTAACTTGTTAATAGAGCGAGCCAAGGCATCTGTAAAAGATGACCTACCGCCTCTGCGTGATGAGTTTAAACGTACTGCCGAACTTGTTGAAGAAGCATTACATACGAGTCCCGGAGCAAACATGAACTCTGCTAAAGGTACATGGTGGGGTGCGCTCAATGCTGTGACTTATGTAGTAGATCACCAGAAACGTTCACAAGCTGAAGGTAATGCACTGCACTCTGCATGGTTTGGGTCTGGCGCGAATACAAAACGCAAAGCTCTAGCTAAAGCACTAGAATATGCTGATGCGGCGTAACTGACAAAGTAGTTCTTGTCTTGGCATGGTTCGTTTACTAAAATGAACCATGCCATTTTCCATAGAAAGGGAGATTAATATGTTTTATGCAATATGTGAAGGGATTCCAGGAAGTTCTGGTCCAGCCTACGTTATCTACAAGTTCAACTCTTTGGAAAACATTAAAGAGTGTGAGGCAGTTAACGAATACAGCATTGTGTACAATGGCGAATCACCCCGACAGTTAGTAGAGTTTTGTTCTGTAGAAGAGCTACGCGAAATTGCTGTCGCAATAGGTGGGGATTTAACTTATATTTCCCACCAACAAGCGGCTGACTATGTGCATCAAGCAGTAGTTAAGAAAGCCAAAAACTGGAAACCCCAAGAGGAGCCTAATATGTCTACTGTTCACGTAGATCAGTTTAATAACAAAGCGCAAAAGCATGAGGCAACCGAAAAGAAAAAACAGGTTCGTACGCGTTTTAGAAACGATGCTAGAATCGAAGTTCTAAAGGATACACCTACTGTTCGCGAAGGCACAAATCGCTACCGCAATATGAAGGTGATTATGGAAAGCGCAACTGTCGGCGAGGCTATGGCAAAACTCCGCGCACTTAGTCCTGCTCCCGGATGCGGTGTTGATATTAGGATAGCATGTGATGCGGGTGTTATAAAGCTGGATTGGCAAGAGGAATAAGCAATGTTAACCGAAGCTATAGAAAGTTACTTCGGGTGGATAAATGAGAGACACTCGATCTACCTACGCAGGAGGTCGGGTGCTCCCGCCCCTTGGACTACTGACCGTATCCTACAGGAATTTAAGTTTACAAACCCTTTCCGTGAAAACGATAGGGTTACTATTTGGATGCGTGAAAACTGGACAAAGCCAAACAACAATCGCCCTCATGGTGAGATACTGTTTAATTGTTGTTTATTCCGTATGATAGGCACAAGTGAGTTTGCCGAACAGCACGGCTGGGCAGAAGAATTTAACCCTGCTCGTACAAAAGAATTAATACAAACCAGAATTGAGAATGGTTTACGAACATTTACTGGTGCGTATATAATCACTAACCAAGGACTCAAAGCACCAAAATCAGAGGTTGTGGTTGACCATTTTCTTAAGCCTATCTGGGAAAACAAAGAAGCGTTGGCGCAGATCGCCGCCGAAACGCAGTCGCTCCAAAAAGTACATGAAGCGATGGGTTCCTATCGGGGATGGGGAGGGGGAGGTTTTATGTCATATGAGGTTGTTACCGACCTCAACCACACGCCTGTATTATCATCGGCAGAAGACCGTTATAGGTGGGCGAACGCTGGTCCTGGAGCAGTTAGGGGATTAAACAGAATCCTTGGCTTACCTCTTAAAAAAGGTATGGGTCAGCCTATGGCTAATGATCATATGATCAAGTTGTTATCCAAAGCCCCTTTTTACATTCAACCTCATGTTCCCTTAAAAGAAGTTGATATGCGTACTATTGAGCATAGCTTATGTGAGTGGGATAAATATGAAAGAGTAAGGTTAGGCCAAGGTAGACCGCGCAGTATTTATCGCCCTACCTTATTAACAGATACACCTAAAGGAGCTGTAGAATGAAAGTAGACCTTTATTATTTAAGCCCTAATCCCTATGGGGGATGGGTTACTTATACAAATCATTTAATGATAGCATTGAGGGCTTCTGGTATTGATTGTGAGTTATTTAAAATCCGACCTAAAAGTGAACGTAAAACACGGGATTTTGGTTATGGAAAAAGATACCGTAATATTTCTATGCAAGAAGCCTTGAGTAGAAAAAACACAATTAAACTGATAGTAGCTGGAGCTAAACAATTTAAAGATGAAACAGAAACACTTTATCAGGCGGGTGCTTGTTTAATAATACATGATCCGACAGAGTTAAAAAACTTACCTGAAAATTTAGATTTCACTCGTTGTGTGAGTATACGTCAGATAGGTGCTAGAACATTACAAGGCACAGAATTTATTCGTCACCCTTATAAATGTTTTTCTGGGCATGCGATTACCCCTCGCAAAAAAGCAATCAGCACTTCTAGGATTGATTTCGACAAGCACACTTCTATCTTGTTAGATGCTAACCGCCTTTTGAAAGATGAAGATAAAATTGATATCCGTGGGTTTGAAAACAGGATTTTCACACGGTTCAAAATTGTACCTAAGTACCCTGAGTGGGTTCAATCTGTTGCACAGTACCCAAGGGAAGAATCTTACGCTTTTGAAATGATGACTAACTACACCTATAATGTAGATATGACACAAATTAAAGGTGATGGCGGGGGTACTCAGTATACTTGGCTAGAAGCGTGGAATGCTGGTTGTATACCGATCATCCATGAAAACTGGTTGTTAGATCAACCAGATGATATGATTCCAGATAAAAACTGTATTGTGGTTAGTGGTGCAGAAGAGCTAGCAAAAGTTTTAACCGAAGAAGAAAACCACACTGCTTTAGCAAACATGAGAAAGCATTGCTTTGAAGCATTAGAAAAGCATGCCCCTGAACTAATAGGGCAAAAATACAAAGCCTTTTTAGAACGCCTTTAACAGGCCGCTCGAGCGGTCTAACTATGGTGGGGGTGTAAACCCCTACCACCAACTACTAAACACGTCTAGGAGGCGTTATATGCAATCTATTTATGCTCGCGGGGTAAGTGAAGCCCTGTTTCTAGGCAGACAAGCACTGCTTTCATCTGGTGTGGCAGTTGAAACACGCAATGGTTCAGCACTTGAGTTTCCCACTCCTGTTATTACTACCTATACACATAGCCGTGAAAGAGTTTTGTTTTATCCAGAACGCGACGCTAATCCTTATTTTCATTTAATGGAAAGCCTTTGGATGTTAGCAGGACGTAATGATGTCCCTTGGATTCAAGGCTTTAATGGTAAGATGGATACATACAGTGATGATGGTAAAACTTTCCATGGTGCGTATGGATACAGGTGGCGAAACTGGTTTGGTAAGGATCAGCTACAAGAAGTAATGTTTCGGCTTGGTACTTACCATAATGACCGCAGGGCTGTACTTGGTATCTGGGATCCCCACCAAGATTTAGTGCAAACTAATGATGGCAAAGATTACCCCTGTAATACCCAGATATATTTTTGGGAACGTAATGAAGATCTAAACATGACTGTGACTAACCGCAGTAATGATATGATTTGGGGAGCATACGGCGCGAATGCTGTACATATGTCCGTTCTGCTAGAGTATATGGCAGGAATGTTAGGCTACGGTGTAGGGACATACTATCAATTCAGCAATAACCTCCATGCTTACACCAGTGTTTTAGATAAGCTGGAAGGTATGCAAGCTGATTATGAACCATACCTTACAATAGCTGATAATGGATTAAGCTATACTCCCCCTGCACTTATAGATGATTCAGATACTTTTGATGAAGAGTTGTTAAAATGGTTTGAAGATGAAGATCGTACAGAATATAATAATTCTTATCTTTCTACTACTTGTGGCGAAATGAGAAAATCATGGCGTTATTGGAAAGCAAAGAATTTTCCTAGCGCATACCATCATGCCAATAAAATAGAAGACCGTGCTTGGCGCAAGGCTTGTATAGAATGGCTGGACAGAAGGGTAAAATAATGGAAGGGCATGAAGAGTATATGAAACGCATGGCTAAAGAAGTAGATCAAACCAATAGTGCTATCATTCAAAAAGTTGATGTGTTGGCTAGTTTAGATACACTAAAACTAAATGAGGCAGAGCAATCATATGGCGATAGTTGGAAACAACGCGGCGGGGTGGGTGCTTTTATGATGTTAGCTCGCAAATGGGATAGGCTTGAAAAGCAAGTAACAGAACATAATTACGATGTTTTCCACGCTATTGAACAGGATGCGCGGGAAGAAGGTATTATTGATGATATCCGTGATTTGCGTAGGTATCTTTTTCTTGTTGAAGCTGAGATAGCATTAAGGAAAACAGATGGATCAGGAAAGCCCAAGTAACCTTGACAAAAAGGTTCAGGCTGAATGTGAGTGTGGTAGGGAAAAACGAATCGTCACTTTTCGTAACCTTAAAAACAGATGGCCTATTTGTAATAAATGTAAGCAACCGATGAAGGTAAAAGGTAATGCAATACCCCCTATTTCAACCACCGACTGAGTGGGTTATGCCTGATGGCTATCCTGACCTTACTGGTTATAAAGAGGTTGCTATTGACCTTGAAACACGCGACCCTAATTTGACTACGATGGGTAGTGGCTGGGCTAGAAAAGATGGTCACATAATTGGTGTGGCTGTAGCTGTGGAAGGAGACCAATGGTACTTTCCCATCAGACACGAGATTGGTCCTAACTTTGATGCAAAACGAACATTAGGGTGGTTACAAGATGTATGCAAAATTGATAGGGATTATGTTTTCCATAATGCTCCTTACGATGTTGGCTGGATGCTCGCAGAGGGTGTGCGGGTTTACGGCAGAATCGTTGACACAATGGTCGTGGCACCTCTGCTCGATGAAAACAGATTTAGTTACGCATTAAATGCTATTGGTAGGGATTACTTACAAGAGCGTAAAAGCGAAGTTGAGCTAAGAGAAGCGGCGGCGGCTTTTGGGATTAATGCTAAGAGTGAAATGTATAAACTCCCTGCACATCATGTAGGTAAGTATGCTGAACAAGATGCCGCGCTTACCTTAAGATTATGGAATCATTTTAAAAGTTTAATTATTAAAGAAGATATTGAAGATGTGTTTGAGTTAGAACTTAATGTTCTTAAAACAATTATCCCTATGAGGGAACGTGGTGTTTGTGTAGATGTAACTCGGTGTGAAACTATAAAGAAAGATCTGCTCTTACGCGAAAAACGGTTATTGGATAATATAAAAAGGCAGACAGGCGTTGAAGTAGAAATATGGGCGGCTGAAAGCGTTGCTAAAGCCTTTGATGCTTTAGACTTGCCTTATAATAAAACTGAAAAAACAGGTGCGCCGAGTTTTACAAAAGGGTTTCTAACTCACCACCCACATGAAGTAGCACAAATGATAGTGCAAGCTAGAGAATACCAAAAGGCGCGGTCTACTTTTGTGGATACAATATTAAAGCATCAGGTAAATGGGCGTATCCATGCCGAGCTACACCCGCTAAGAAGTGATGATGGTGGGACAGTAACAGGCAGATTTAGTTATAGTAACCCTAACCTCCAGCAAATCCCTGCACGGCATGGCGAAATAGGTCCAATGATCCGTAGCTTGTTTATACCAGAACAAGACTGCTTATGGGGCGCGTTCGACTACTCTAGCCAAGAACCGCGCATTGTTGTGCATTATGCTAAACTCATGGGCTTCAGAGGGGCTTCAGACTTTGCTGAACAATACAACGCAGACCCCCGCACTGATTTCCACCAAATGGCGGCTGATATTGTGGGTGTGCCACGCAAACAGGCTAAAGATATCAACCTTGGTTTGTTTTATGGGATGGGAAGTAAAAAGTTAGCGGCGAGCCTTGGCCTTGAATTTGAAGATGCACAAGATTTATTTGCTACTTACCACGATAAAGTGCCTTTTGTCCGCGAATTAAGTGAATACAGCACGAACAGAGCGAGTAATCGTGGGGTTATCCGCACATTGCTGGGGCGTAGGTGTAGATTCGATAAATGGGAGCCAAATAAGTATGGTAGTTGGAAACCAATGACCTACCAAGAAGCCTACGCTGAGCATGGTCCTGGAATTAAACGAGCATTTACATACAAAGCTCTTAATAAACTCATACAGGGTAGCGCGGCCGACCAAACTAAAGCCGCGATGGTTGCTCTAGCTGATGAAGGCATACTACCCATGATTCAAGTTCACGATGAGCTAGATATTTCTGTTGAAAGTGAAGCGCAGTCTAAACGTATAGCAGAAATCATGGAACATTGCGTGAACCTAGAAGTTCCTTCAATTGTAGATGCAGAGTTCGGTCCTAATTGGGGCGAAGCAAAACAAACTTTCACAGAAAAGCCTTGGCTTAGAGGAGTAAAAGATGGCGGCACAGAAATGCGGCACAACACCAAACTTTCATGATATAGGGATTATATCAGGAGGTTTTGACCCCCTGCACTCAGGGCATTTGGATTATATTTTATCTGCGGCAAAACAATGTCATAGACTTTACATAGGTGTGAATAGTGATGAGTGGCTCATAAAGAAAAAAGGTAAGGCTTTTATGCCCTTAGAAGAAAGAATAAACCTTTTAGAACACTTACACTTACCTTGCGAGTTTTTTGTTGTCCCTTTTGACGATAAAGACGATACCGCGAAGAGCTTAATAAAAGATGTACTAGCTTGTAATCCTAAAGATTTCATTTGTTTTATGAATGGTGGTGATAGAGATAAACAAAACACCCCTGAGCATGAACTTCTCACAGAAATGTCTGATTCATACACACAATATCTAACATTCAACAACGACGTAGGTGGTTCTAATAAGAAAAACTCTTCCAGTGATTTATTAGATAATTGGTCAAAGGCCAAAACAACTCGTCAATGGGGGTATTACAAAGTTTTAGAACAAAAACCTACTCAAAAAGTTAAGGAGTTAGTGGTTTTTCCAGGAAAATCTTTATCTGATCAAAAACATTTTTCTAGAAGTGAACATTGGTACATACTGTCTGGTGAGTTAATTATGCACATGGAAACAGATAAAGCTAAAACTAAACAAGTATTATACCCACATCAAACAATAGTCATTCCTCGACAAACATGGCATCGCGCTGAAAACATTAATGCAGAGCCTTGCCATGTGATAGAAATACAATATGGAGATGTATGCGAAGAAGAAGATATAGAAAGAAGAAACCATGAGTAATTCGTTAAATATAAAAACCCTGACAACAGCTTGGGATGCACAATTTTTATTAAGATATCATACGGTTGCAATGCAATCGGAAAGGCAAACCGTGGGAGCGCATTCATACGCAGTAAGTGTTTTAATAGACCAATTATGGCCTGACAGCACTAAACAATTAATTATGGCGGCACTGTATCATGATGTGCCAGAAATAATTTTAGGTGATATTCCTGCTACGGCTAAGTGGAATTATCCTGAAGTACAACAAGCCTTTGAAAAAGCTGAGAAAAAAGTGTTTGATGACCTTGGGTTAATATTTGTACTCAGCCCAGAAGAAAAAATACGATTGAAAATGGCTGATATGTTAGAGCTCGTTTTATACACACACCGTCATTCTCAAGGTAGCGACCAAATGAAATTGATTATGCACTCTGGTATAAGTTACCTACATCAAAAATTCTCTTCTGAGCCAGATTTTGAGCCAGTAAAGGCAGTGTTAGCTCATTACAATTTAGGGGTAAGTTGATGAATTGTATTAAATGTGGTGCAAAAAGCAAAGTTTATGAAAGCAGAACTCATCCTTCGGCATTTGGAGAAACTATGATGCGTAGAAGGGAATGCACTAAATGCAAAACCCGATACAAAACAATAGAAATCATTATGCCTGAACAATCAAAACCAGTAGCCGTGCCTAAACCTGAAAAGAAACGCAGAAAAAAGGTAAGGAAACGTAAACCGATGTCTCTTCATCAAATTGAACCAGATTTTGATAATATGACAGATGAAGAAATCGAAGCATGGATTACTAGAGGAAAAAACTATTATGTCTAATTTGCTCTTAGTTTGTACCTATTTTATCTTAGGGCATAAGTTTTGCAGTGTTTAAGGCGTTATATGTATGTAACACCTTAACCTAATGGAGTGTATGATGGAAGAAGCAGTATGTTGTGAAGTAAGTGTATCTTTATTTAACCCAGTAGAGTTTAAAGATACTTTTATTGTAGAAACTTCAGATAGATATGAAGCTATGAAGTATGTTTTAGGGAGTTATTCTCAAGAAACACTTTCTTATTTAACTGATGTAAAAACCAAACTTATCATTGAGTAAGTAAGAACAGTCTTCTACAATTAGCTATTGTATATTAGGGTATTCTGCAGAAAGGGAGTGCTTATGAATATCTTTATAGTTAATTGGGATCACACTATTTGTGCTCAATGGCATTGCAACAAACACGTTGTTAAGATGCCACTTGAGACTACCCAAATGCTCAGCACTGTCCACCACAGGTACAGTAATGATGGACCATTTTTACCTGTTCATCAAAAACACCCCTGTACTTTGTGGGCAGGGCAAACGATTGAGAATTACCGTTGGCTTTGGCGGTTAGGTATCGCATTATGTAAAGAGTATACTTATCGCTATGAAAAAACCCATGCTTGTGAAAGAATTCTTGCAATGCTTCGTTGTCCTCCTGTAGAATTACAAGCGAGGGGGTTTACAAAACCCGCTCAAGCAATGCCCGATGAATATAAACATTCTGATACCCTCATGGCATACCAGAATTATTACATAGGAGAGAAAGCGAGGTTAGGTGTATGGCACAAAAGGCCAGTTCCCCCCTTCATGGAGGAGATAATGTTATCCCGTTCATCCGACGAGAAAAACAATCAGACCCCATCATAGAGGAGAAAAATTTTATCGTGACAGAACATGAAGTAGAGATTTTGCTTTGCTCGCTCTGTGGATCGGGGTCATTTCATCTAATCTCAGGTATGGGAGGACAGATAGGATGCAAAGAGTGTGGATACCTCGTGGGAGCTAAATGGACTTCTAATATGGAAGAATAAACAAGATATTATAGGTATGGTCTATCAATAAGTCCACACCTATATTAATAAATGTAGTTAAACAACGCTCGTAGAAAGGAGCATGATATGCAAACTATTGATTTATCTGGGTTTACTGGTACTACTGATAAGTATGTCCATAGCCTACCAATGACCCCCGACCTGTTACTTACGGAGGGAGTTAAATACTTTGCCGAAGAAGCTGGAGCCTACTGGTTTATGGATATTGTGGCTACTGAGTTTGTTCCTAAACTCAGTGACGAAGATTATATTATCTTTATCCAAGTAACTGTTGATAGCGATAATGGTGCTGTTATTATAGGTAGCGATGGTGATAAGGGTGATGGTCCTGTAATACTGCATACTCGCACTATTGAGTATACTGACCTGCCCACTAACTCTACTTTCAATTTCATATTGACGGTAGATTACCAAGGTACTACGTTGCTATTACCGAGTGAGTACTAAAATGGTTATCGGTGGTTACTCCATGGAAGATAAGCAGTTTAACGGTGAGCGTTGTATCACCGTTAAACAGCATGAGTCTGGGTGGTCTTTCTTTTTGCAAGGTGAGACCGCACAGGATTTTTGCCGTGAATGGGAAATCTTTAAGTTGACTACTTGTGGTCTTAGCTTTGAAGATTTCTTATACGAAAACGACTATAACCTTTGGCTCCAGTAGGAGGTACGATATGTACTCAGCACAAGTTTATTATAACTCGCGTGAGGGGCATTCCCTCACACCTATGTATCCTAGAATAGGATTGTTAGAAACTTATCTACATTATACTGGTTTAGTTGATAATGTTGATGATGTTAAAGAAATTGTAATCTTAAAAGGTGGGCGTCGCAAGATGCCCACTATCCACGGTTATTATGACTGGGTTAAAGGTAAACTCAAATTAGATAAGAGTAAGCCAGTTATGATCCACAATATTTTGTATGGACTAGGGGATTAAAATATGGTTGAGTGGGTAGATCCAAGATTGAATCTTCAAACCGTTGTACCCTATAAGGTGCAAGAAGATGGTTTTATCTATGGTGAGTTTCATCGGTTAAAGTACGCAATCGTTTTTGCCAAAGCTCTGCAAAAAGAGTTAGGTACTGATGTGAGTATACATGGACCAAATGGATGGGAGGAGTACGATGGGTAAAGTAAAAGAGCTTTGGATGAACGAGCTTGAAAAGTTGCAAGATGATTACTGCGAGGCTAACATTACTGAAGAAAAGTTTAGACGCAGTATGGCTAGCCTTGGAGTAGATTGTATAGATATTGATTGCTATATAATTGAAGCGCAACCATTGAGGGCGGTTAATCAAGCATTTAAACCGTTTTTTGATATAAATGGCAAATCTAAAGTGCAATAAATGTGAGCGCAAAGCAGAGGTAGAAACAAAATCTTCTCTGCTTTGTACCTCTTGTTGGTATAAAGATTATGTAACGCTCTCTAGAAAGGAGACGCAGAATTATGGAATTAGACCTCTTAACCGTGATTATGACAGTAATCAGCGTTCTAGCTCTTTTGTGAGGAATTAATGGCTATTGATTATACACAACTGTTTCCTGTTGGGGATGATGTAACTCACCGCCTTTGCCCTGAATGTGCGGGTGATGGTCGCGTTGAATATGAACGTGCTGTTATAGATTATCAAAACGGTGGTTATCTACAAGGGTATATGGATGATTGCGAAACTTGTGGAGGTTGTGGCGAAATAGAAATAGATTACGAAAAACATTGTATTGTAGATGAGATAGGTAATCTATATTGGAAGCCAGATGAAAAATTTTGATGACAACAAAAGACTTATCATTATAAGTCAGTTATGGCATATTATACTTAATGGCAAGGGGAGGTCTCTTGTCATATAACAACTGACCACTCAAGAAAGGAGTAGGTTATGAACGAGAAAGTAGTTCCCGATGATAATATGGTTGATGGTGTTTGTGCTAGTTCTGGGTTGCCTAGTGATAGCGAGGTAGATAATGCAGTATGTACTGATATTGCCGCCCGTGATGAGTTTGACCCTACTAAGCATGTTCAACATGAACAGATAAAAGCACAAGCTCAGCGTATGAGTGATGTGCGTTCTAGGTTTGAAAACCTTGGTGCTGATATGCAACATATCATGACTCTGCTTTATGGTTTGCAAGACCGTGTTTCACGGTTTGAACAACTGTTTGATGAAGTAGGGGCTCCTGTAAAAGGTATGTCTGTGCGTGAGCTAGAACAATTTGAGCCTATGTATTCAGGGCAAGAAAACATGCGAGCCGCTGGTAAAACAGTTGATGATCTATACTGCCGCATTATCGACCTTGAAAATGAAGTTGAAAGTGTTCGTGAAGAAAGTATTAGCAGTAATGATTACGACCCTGATGAGTGGGTACGGCAAAGTGACCTTGCTGATGAAGTAACTAATGCTATCCAAGAGCGTGTTACTTTTAATGCTGAAATTACAGCTGAGGCAAATTAGTCGTGGCTACTTACAGTGATGTGAGGGGGGCTGTTTCACATCTACTAAAAATTGCCGCAAGAGAATGGGAACTTGAACAAATTCTCGGTAATGTCCCCCCTAAACCTTTTGGAGATGACCGTGCTTACGGTCTTCTCGCCTACTCCCTTGCTACCGTCTGTTTCCGCAGTCCTGAAGCAAGGGTAATACTGGAAAGCATGATTGCTAACAAAGCTAGAGAAATAGCTTTAATGGAAGAAAGGACCAAAAAACATGGCAGATCCAGAGCAGTATAAATCGGTATCACTTGACCTTGATACCTACAATCTACTTAAAGCTGTGGCAGAGGCTGAGTGTCGTAGTATTGGGTTGCAGATACGATGGATGATTAAAAACGGTATGGTAAATCCAACCAGCCCTAATGTATCGCCATCTGCACTTATCCCCGCACACCAGCCGATTCCTTCAATAAAAGCTGTGCAGCGACGTAAAGGTAACAAGAAATTATTTACCTCGGGTGCGACATGTGAGATTTTGTTGAGGTTGTTCAGTACAAATGCAACACTGACTGCGAGTGATTTCGTAGATACAGATATAGAAGACCCAAGTCATGCTTTATATAATCTGTATAAGCGTGGTGATGTGCAACGTCTTGGTGAGGGTAAACCTTATCGATATCATATTGCCGTCCAAGGTGTTGCTAAAGCTCGTGAAATTTTACGCAGGAGGGAACGAGAGGATGCGGCGTAAAAATAGGGCTTTGGGATAAAGTAACACTTATGCTAGAGTTTTAAACGTCAGTTAATGACATATTCCTCCCTTAGACTAAACCCCCAATCAATACTGGTTGGGGGTCTTTTTACCACTAAACACTATTCATGACCTAAAAAAGAGGCCGCTCAGACGCCGCTCGATGCCCTCAAAGCACATGGGTAGGGGGTAAGTAGGGGGTAAATTTTGACCAATAAACATGGTTTCTGAGCCACTTTGCTATATAGGACCAAAAGACGGATGCAGTAAAATCTGTTTTTTAAGGTTGGATAATATACAATATCTGACTATACACATATCTTCAATGAGTTAGCACATGAATTACGAAGATTGATCCAATATCTTGTTCAATAGACAGTAACTTTCTCTGTCCGCGCGGTTTTGATTAGAAGGAAAATTTAATTTTATGTTTTTCGTTTTTGGTCCTATTATACAAAGTGTCCCATGTTAGAAGAGGAGAACATGCAAAATGGCTCTAGCCAAAGCTACTCACAAACCCACGATTGAAGTCGTCGCAAATCCTAGAAAAGAAAAACAGATCACGCCCAAGCAAGAAGAATTTGCACGATTATATGTTTGCGAGGATATTTCACAAACAGAGGCCGCTGTCCGTGCTGGGTTTAGTGTGAAGTCAGCCCATGCTATTGCCTCACAATTACTCAACGGTGTGCGATACCCCCATGTGGTTGCAAGAATCCGTGAGTTAAAACAAGAGTTGTCTAAAAAATACGAGGTCAGTTTTGAAGGTCACGTCAAAAAACTTGCTGAGATCCGCGATGCCGCGATGACTGGAGGAAATTTTGCCGCCGCCGTCGCTGCCGAAAAATCACGAGGCCAAGCCGCAGGGATCTATATTGATCGTAAAGAAATCCTGCATGGTAAAATTGACCAAATGAGTCGCGATGAAGTAATGCGTGAAATCAAACGAATTCAAGAAGAGTTCCCAGCTCTCGCGGTAGTTGCTGAGGGAAATATGATGATAGAGCATGATGAGGGTGATAAGTAAAGAGTTATCATAAAAACTCAAATATGCCATAATAAGTATGGTAGTAAATGAGCTACCTCTATATGTCAAACCACTCTAGAAAGGAGCGATGACATGAACTACTTTAAACAAACTAGCGACGCCGTATTAGACGGTTGGGTTGACTACCACGCAATACAGCCGACACACCTTGAGGTAGGTGATGACAAAGTATTGTGTTGCCTTGATGATTTGAGGGCAATAAGCATAGTTGGTTTTGAGCATGAGACGCACGTCACTATTACTAACACTAATGCGTTAGACGGTTGTGTCACTTGTGAACACTCAACAATAGTTGCTGAGGAGCCGCACTTATTTACACTCAAGCAGTGGCTCAAACAGTATTAAATAAACCCGACAGCAAACGAAAACAAAAGACTTATCGTTTGCTGTCAGCCCTGCTACTTTATAATTATAGCAATACTCACAGAAAGGAGCCGCTATGATAAAACCTAAAGCTGAAACCCACGAGTTCAATGATGGTAAATCTCAAACCATATTGGACTTTTCCCGCGTCAATGAAGCATGGCTCGTGTGGCGTCAGGATCCCGGAAGTCAGGGTAATGTAAAAATCCACCCTAGTTATGATGAGGCCAAGCGCGATTACGATAACCGCGTTGATGCCATACAAATGATGGAGGCACACGATGTTGTATGAGTGGACAAAAAAGCTAGGTCAGCAACACTGGTCTATTCCTGGATCCCATGAGGGTACTCTCTGTGGGATGCCGATGCTCGGTAACAATTATGCAAAGCATATAGATGAGGAAGACAAAACACCTTGTCCGCAGTGTGCTCACCAAGCGCAGTTGTATCGGTTAGATGAGTCAGCTTGATTACATAGTGCAGGACACCCAGACGGGCAAAAAGTTCGTCTGGGGTTTACGTCGTGTACTGAAAGAAATTAATCGAGACAGGTCGGAAGACTGGACAAACTACGATGAGACCGATTGGACAGAAGGATGGAGCCATTGGGTTGATGGTTATAAAATAGTCGGCTTTGTCAGTAAAACAAGATAACAAAAGAGGTGTCTTCTATTGTCTGCACTGCTACTTTATAATTACAACAACGCTCGCAGAAAGGAGCTGACTAATGATACAGTTTGTAGATATGAATGAAGATGGTGATATGGTGGTTACTAACGAAGACCCTAGCCGCCTCATGTTGTTAACGACTTTGTGGTTTACGGACACCACTATGGTTGATGGCACACCATTTACACCTGAGCCTGAGGTACACATGGTATCGTGGACAGATGAGTTAAGGCAACGTGCCGAGTTGGCAAATCGCATCAATGCTCATAACGAGTGGGCAAGTGAGCAGGATGGTAGGCCAGTTGTCAAGTTTGCCAAGCAACAAGTCGTGCTTATCACGCCAACTACGACGGAGCTTGTGTAGTGGCGACTAAGCCTGAGTCCACGCTGTGGAAAAATCTCCGTGAGGGGACTAAAGACCTAGGTGTGTTTTGGACACGCCTAGAGTCTTGGTCTAGTCCTGGAGTGCCTGACTTGCACGGTATACTTGATGGTCATGCTTTTTGGCTTGAATTGAAAGTCCACAGGTTAAACTCACTAAAGAAGATTACGCTTCGTCCCCACCAAATTGCGTGGCAGATAAGATATAGCGGATATTCTGGAAACGTCTGGAACTTGGTTAGTCATCCTTCGTGCCGAACTATAAATATATTTCACGGTTCGAGGGCGATGGAGATTGCTGGACAAACGGAGGATAAAGGACCCATGATTCCGGACTGGAGTTCGGGAGTTCCTTACGATTGGACGGGAGCCATCAATCATATTCTATCATCATCTCGTCCCTTCATAAAGGAGAGAGACCTCTAGTTTCGTCATCTTTCATCTTCTATTTAGATACCCTCGTCATCATTCTTCGTCATTCATTGTCAGTAGAAGATAAAAGACGATTCGCGAGGTACGATCTTTTGATGATGAAAGATGATGACACCGACAATTAATGAGGTTAATTGATAATTAAAGACTTGTCAATAAAACTCGGCCGTGCTACTCTTACATCATAAGCAATGCAGCTTATGGACTATGTCGTAGAAAGGACATATCATGACAACTAAAACTGTAAAATCTTCTCCTAAGGCAAAAGCCGTCGTTAAATCTGCTGAGCTCATTGTCACTGACAAAGAGATCACCTATCCCGAAATATGGGCGTTTATCCAAGAGCATGCTGGTGGCAATGAGGCGAACGTCAAAATTGTGCCTCTTGCAAATGTGGATACCGACAGCACCACTCCTGTCCCGTTCGGCTATGGTGGCAAGGCGGGAGGCGTCAGGCAAACCATACAAGACTGGATGCTCAAAGGCGTTGATGGCGACACATCGTTAAAGGCCGCGCTCAACAAGGCCGCGCCTCTTGGTCACTCACGCAAAAAGCCGACGTGCTTGCATGCTTTGATGCACGGTGGTTATTCACCCTCTAGCAAATACTGGATGACACCATACGTCAAGCTCGTCGTCCAAGGTTAACTCACATAGACGGGACGTCAGGAGGGCGTCCCGTTTTTCTCCCATCCCATCCCTGAGGACGAGGGATGATGATTCCCATTCCTGAGGACGATCCCCATAGGTATGTACTCATACCTATGTATCATTCATCATCTATCATACTCAATCGTCGTCGTCAATCATCCTCGGTCTCGGTTGACGATAATAGACGATCCTGGGAGAACAGCGGATTAAACAAGACTGGTCCAGCTGGTGTTGCTGGTGTTAGGCAATAATTATAGCAACCGCATAAAAGGAGGCATGGGTATGTGGCTATTTGTAATAGCTATAGTATTACTAGGCTTAATAGGCTTAATGGGGCTAAATAAAAATAAATAAAAATAACGCTTGTTATTGACATTTAGCTGTGGCATAAACTAGGTATACCCCACAAGGGGCAACGCATAAACCGTAGAAAGGGTTTACAAAATGCAAAACACTAATAAAGGTAAGGCAACCAAAAATGCCGCTTCGTCAACCGCAGTAGCTACTGTAGCTGTACCTACCTTACAGCATACAGGTACTGAGGTCACCTACCCGCAGTTGTGGGCGTTTATAAACGAGCAGGGTGGCGGCAACTTGCATAACGTGCAAGTAGTGCCATTGCCTAATGTGCAACTTGACCAAGCGCAACCAGTGCCGTTTGGTTTTAACGGTAAGGTAGGCGGCGTTCGCCACCAAATACAAACATGGTTGCTAACTGGTGTTAATGGTAACACTAGCCTAGCCGCTATACTTAGTGCGGCTAGCAAGTTAGGCCACAGTGCAAAACGGCCTAACTGTTTGCATGCAATGCTAAACGGTGGCTACAGCCCTAGCAGTGCTACATGGGGTACAGGCTATGTTAAGCTAGTGGTACAGCCGCAAGCCAAGTAGCAACGCAACCTAGGGGGGCTACGGGTCCCCCGCCACCAAGCCCCGCCACAGTGCGGGGCTTTTTTGATGACCCCCCGCGAGACGACCCCTTTACCCATGGTAGTGGGTAAAACCAAGTTTTGGACAAATCATGTGGTCCGTAGAAAGTTTTTATGGTATTGACTTTTACTCGACTAAAAGCCGAGACGACATACCCCTGTTTCTGTAGAATTGTCATAGGTTCATTGCCCTAGAAAAATTTTCGATATATTTTAAATATATTCGCATTAATGAGGAACCATTGCCCATGGACTTTCAGCTAGTACCTGATGAGCAGTTAAAAAAGTATGCCCATTTATTAGACCGCGCTAAAGAGATTACCCAAGCGGAGGCGGCGAAGAATGATTTTATGGAGTATTGTAAAACGGTTTGGCCTGAGTTTATTAATGGACGCCACCATAAAATAATGGCTGAGAAGTTTAACCGCATAGCTAGTGGAGAGTTAAAGCGGTTAATTGTTAATATGCCGCCCCGCCATACTAAAAGTGAGTTTGGCAGTTATTTATTGCCTAGTTGGTTAATGGGTAAAAACCCTAAATTAAAGATAATGCAGACAACGCATACGGCAGAGCTTGCTTTTAGGTTTGGCCGAAAGGTGCGTAATTTGATGAATAGTGGAGAATACACTAAGGTTTTTGAGGGTGTAGAATTGCGAGCGGATAGCCAAGCGGCGGGTAGATGGGAGACGAGTAAGGGTGGAGAATATTTTGCGGCTGGTGTAGGTGGCGCGGTGACGGGTCGTGGAGCGGATTTGTTGATAATAGATGACCCCCATAGTGAGCAAGATGCTTTAAGCCCTACGGCATTAGAGCATGCTTATGAGTGGTATACATCTGGTCCGCGTCAACGTTTACAGCCCGGAGGTGCGATTGTGATAATTATGACTCGTTGGGCAGAGAATGATTTAACGGGAAAATTATTAAAGCAACAGGGTAGAGATATATTAGCAGATAAGTGGGAGGTTGTGGAATTCCCTGCATTGATGCCTGAGAGTGATGAACCTTTATGGCCTGAGTATTGGAAAAAGGAAGATTTGTTAAGTGTTAAGGGTAGTTTGTCGGTTGGTAAGTGGGAAGCCCAATGGCAACAAAACCCGACGGGCGATGTAGCGGCGATACTTAAACGTGATTGGTGGAATGTGTGGGAAAAGGAAGATATCCCGCCATTAGAGTATATAATGCAGAGTTATGATACGGCGTATTCTAAAAAAGAGAGTGCGGATTATAGTGCTATAACAACGTGGGGAGTTTTTTATCCTAAAGAAGGTGGACCACCAAACATTATTCTATGTGATGCAAAACGTGGTAGATGGGATTTCCCTGATTTGCGGCGTATGGCATTGGAGGAGTATAAGTATTGGGATCCCGAATGTGTGTTAATTGAGGCAAAAGCTAGTGGTATGCCATTAACGCAAGAGTTGCGGAATATGGGGATTCCCGTTATGAATTACACACCTAGCAGGGGTAATGATAAATTTACAAGAGTGAACTCTATTGCGCCATTGTTTGAAAGTGGTTTAGTATGGGCTCCAGATACACGCTGGGCAGAAGAAGTTATTGAAGAGTGTGCGGCGTTTCCTGCGGGGGAGCATGATGATTATGTGGATACGGTCACTCAAGCATTACGCAGATTTAGAGAAGGCGGTTTTATCCAGCATCCTGAAGATTATGAGGATGAAGAATCAGTTCCTGTACAGAGGATTTATTACTAATGGCAATTAACCCACGGCCTAGCAATATTGATCGCAGTTTACTACAAGCCCCTAATGATACAGTTAGCGAGTTAGAAGAGAACCTCCTTGCTGATGATATTTCTATAGAGATAGAACCTGATGATGAAGGTGGTGCTGAGGTAGTTTTTGGTGAAGATGATGACCTTGGTGAGCCAGAAAATTTTTATGATAATTTAGCAGAATTCGTTAGTGATGAAACATTAGCAGATGTAGCTAGTTATGTAAGCCAATCAGTAGATGATGATAAATCTAGCCGTGAAGATTGGGTAGATACATATACAAAAGGTTTAGAATTGTTGGGTTTAAAGTATGAGTCCCGCACAGAACCGTTTGATGGTGCTACAGGTGTTATCCACCCAATATTAAATGAAGCTGTAACTCAATTTCAGGCTGGTGCGTATAAAGAGATGTTGCCAAGTGGCGGTCCTGTGCGCGGTAATATTGTAGGTATAGCTACCCCTGAAGTAGAAGCCCAAGCTCAGCGCGTCCAAGATTACATGAATTATAAAATTATGTATGAGATGGAAGAGTACGAACCTGAGTATGACCAGATGCTGTATTATTTGGGTTTAAGTGGTAGTGCATTTAAGAAAATTTACCGCGATGATGTATTAGGTCGGCCAGTAAGTAAATTTGTACCAGCTGAAGATGTTGTTGCACCTTATACAGCAACTGACTTAGCTTCAGCAGAACGAATCACACATATACTCCGTATGTCTAGTAATGAGTTACGCAAACTCCAAGTAAATGGTTTTTACCGTGATTTAGATATTATGGAGGATAGCGAGCGTGGCGAAGATGAAGTAAAGGATGCTTATGATAAGCTAGAAGGGCGTTCTTCTACTGGTGATACAGATGAAGCTACTTTGTATGAGTGCCATTGTTATTTAGATATTGAAGAATACCCAGATGTTGGCGAAGATAATGAAGAAACAGGGATAAAACTGCCATATATTGTCACAATTAGTGCTGATAGTGAAGAAGTTTTATCTATTCGTAGAAATTATGACCAAAATGACCCGATGAAGAAGAAAATTCCTCATTTTGTTCAATATAAATTCACTCCTGGACTTGGTTTTTATGGTTTTGGCTTAATTCATCTGCTCGGAAATTTGAGCCGCACGGCTACAGCTAATTTGCGCCAGCTTATTGATTCTGGAACGCTTAGTAATATGCCAGCGGGATTTAAAGCTCGCGGTTTACGGATAGCAGACGAACAAACACCGATTCATCCAGGAGAATTTAGGGATATTGATATTCCTGGAGGTGATATTCGCACAAGTTTGATGGCTTTACCGTATAAAGAGCCTTCTGGAACGCTTTTTCAGCTTATGGGCTTTGTTATTGAATCTGCCCAGCGGTTTATTGGCACTACAGATATAGGAGTAGGTGATGGCAGACAAGAAATGCCTGTTGGTACTACTATTGCGTTGCTGGAACGTGGCGCAAAAATCATTAGCGCGGTACATAAACGCCTCCATGCCAGTTTAAAACAAGAATTAAAGATGTTAGGGCGGCTTTTTGCTGAAGATCCTGCCCCATATCCTTACGAAGTTGGTGAAGATGCCCAGATAAAATCAGCAGATTTTGATAATAGGGTAGATATTGTCCCTGTAAGTGATCCAAACATCTTTAGTATGTCCCAAAGAGTAGTTTTAGCTCAAGAACAGTTAAAATTGGCTACTGCCGCACCCGAAATGCACAATATGCACGAGGCTTATCGGCGGGTTTATGCGGCTTTAGGTGTAGATAATATCGAACAAATTTTAAAACCTGAGCCACAACCTCAGCAAATGGATCCTGCAACAGAAAACCAGTTTGCTAGTCAGGCGGCAGGGGGGCAGGGTAAATTGCAATCTTTCCCCGAACAAGACCATGATGCCCATATTGCTGTGCATATGGCTTATATGAATAGTAGAGTGGCGCAAATGCAACCACCTATTTTGCTGACATTAGAAAAACATATTTATGAGCATATTGGTATGAAAGCTCAAGTTATGTTCCAGCAACAAATGCAAGCTGACCCGAATATGCAACAACAACCACCAGAAGCTCAAGCGGCGGTAGTAGCCCAGATGCAAGCACAGCTTATGGCTGAGTTCCAGCAAAAAATGCCACCACAACCCCAAGGTGATCCACTGGTAGAAATTAAAAAGCAAGAGTTAGCGTTGCGTGAACAAGAAATGCAGATGGATAACCAGACTGACCAGCAAAAAATGCAGTTAGATGCACAATTCCGTCAAGAAAATGTAGATATTGCTCGTGAGCGTATAGGTTCTACAGAAGATATAGCTCAAATGCGAGCGCAAATTGCTCGTGAAAGACAACAACAGAATAGGAGTGGCTAATGGCTGATCCTGGAGGTGGCGGTCCGGGAGGATCTGGTGGATCCTCTGGTGCTGGCGGTGGTGCTGGCGGTGGTGCTGGTGCTGGTGATGCTGGCGAAGAGGGCGGTGGCTACAGTGATGCTGATGTAGGTGTTGGCTACGGAGGGAGTAGTGGAAGCACTTCGGGTGGTCATGGGGGAACCGGACAAGGCCGACAAGATGGTCCCGGAAGTGTAACTGAAGGTAATCAATTTGGTGGAGGCCAAGGCACTGCTTCAGAAGCTGGGTTAATGGATGCTATTAACTCGGCGATTGCTCGAGGTGTAAACCCTTATTCTGACACTTTCAACAATGTTATTGCGGCGGGGATGATAAGTGGCAAGTTTGGGAACCCTGCTAGTTTTGGTATTGGCAATGTTGATATGGAATCCCCTGAGGTTGCTGGGTTTGTAGATCAATACAGCGGGCAAAATATTGGAGAAAAAGCATTAGGTGCGTTTGGTTACAATACGAATAAAAGTATTGGGCAAAATATTTTTGATACGATTACTCCAGGAAAACAAACGCCATTAGGTATAATATCAGCAGTTCCTAGTATGCTTGGTATGAATCCCGCGACACAATTAGGGATAACAGCCGCTAATAAGGCTTTAGGGATAATGGGTATTGGTGTTGAAAAAGATACTACAATGTCTTCCATTCAAGACACTATAAACGATATGAACAGTAAGTTATATTAGGAGAGAGTAATGTCTAAAGATGAAGTAGAAGTAATTGAAGTAGATTCTGACCAAAAACTTCGTGAAATATTTTTTGAAGAAGGTTTTGACGATACAATGTCATTTGAAGAATTTAAACAGCAAGGCCGTGGTACTCGCCGTAACCGTAAAAAAGGTTCACCTAAATCTGGTGAAGTTAAAGGGTTCCCTGATTTAACAGGTGATGGGAAAGTAACCCGCAAAGATATTTTAAAAGGCCAAGGCGTAAAAGGTTTTTCTGGTGGAGGAGAAGCACTTATGGATGCTACTAGCAACCGTGCAACAAATGGGGATATTTCCCGTGGCGGTGGTGCGGCATTGCGGGGTATTAAATTTAAAGGTGTGCGTTAGTGGCTCAAAAAAAGCTTCAAAAAGATAGTGCTTATCAGCATCTTGATACAAATAATGATGATACGCTTTGCGATGATGAAATTTCTATGGCTTTGGAATTTAAACGCAGAGAGTTAGAAGATGCTGATGCACGGCGCGACAGTATGCGATATATGACATGGTTTGCTTTATTTGGCACTCTAAACTACCCAGCCGCTATATTAATCACTTCAATGCTTGGTTATGAAAATGCGGCAAAAATGATTACAGATATTGCGCCTACTTATTTTGTCGCAAACAGCGCACTCGTGGCGGCTTATTTTGGAGCAAATGCTTACGCAGATAAAAAGTCTAAAGAATGATCCATGCGTTTTTGTTGGTAGTTATATTGGGGGGTAAAGTGCAGAGTCAGGATATGTATTTTAGATCTGTTACAGATTGTAATTATTTTGCATCCCAGATAACTA